CCGTCCCGTTTGACCTCGTCAGGCTGGCGGCGGTGCCCGCCATAGCCCTTGGGCGTGAAGCGCATGCCGGTCATCGCGCACCTCCGCCGGTCTCGATGGCCCAGAGCAGGATAGCGATCGCATCGGCTTCGTTGTCGTCGGCCAGGCTGAAGCCCCTCGCACGGGCCGCTGCGATCATCCCCTCCTTTGGCGCGTTGCCCTTGCCGGTTGCATGCTTCTTGATCGTGCCCACAGGCACGCCCTGATAGGGCACGCCCCGCAGTTCAGCCCAACTGGTCAGCGTCGCCATGAGGCCGCCGTAGACATGGGCCGCGTCGGTACCTGCATGGCGTCGGACCTCCTCGAACCAGATAGCGCCGACGGGCCCGGACAGCCGGTCGATCTCCGTCAGCCAGTTGGTGAAGCGCAGGTAACGCATACCGCCACCGTCGTAGCGGCTGGGCTTGAAGCTGACGATGCCGCTGGTGATCAGGCCGTCAAAGCCACGGATGGCCCAGCCGATGGTGGTACCGAGGTCGAGCGCAAGGACGGTGCGCGCCGTTTGCGGCGGAAGTAGCGATTCAGGCCTTGCGCATCGGCTTGTGGTGCGTTGAGTCAGGTCAGCCATGGGTGGTCTCCTTTTTGGGTTGGTTGCTCGGGTGGAAGACGACGGCGATCATGTTCTTGGCGGAGCGGGTCGCCGTCGTCGGATTGTTCTGGGTCAAAAACTTTGGTCCCAAAAAAATGCCCAGGGGTGGGTGGTGTCTCCCCCGCCTTAAGCGGGGAGAACACCTACCCCTTAGGGTAGGAAATTCCGTGTTCTGTGTTCCTGCGTAAGTCATTGAAAATGAACGTAGATTTCCAGAGTACGGATTGGAAAATATCAGACTGCAATCCGTGTTCTGTGTTCCTGCGTAACGCATTGATTTTACACCACGAATTCCAGAACACAGAACACGGACATCAGGAACACGGGCCGTGTTTTGGCAGGAACACGGACGTTCCGTGTTCTTGGAGAGGCTCTTTTGGGGTGCCGGGTTCATGCCTCATCCCCGTCCTGATCGACCCAGACGTCCGGGTTCTCAACCGGCAAGATCGCTCCAGATTAGGGGCACATGTAGTCGGATGGGAGCACCCGAATGAATGCCGGGCGCACCTCGCCGGTCTCGTCGTCGACCACTTCCTGGTCGGTCCGCAGTTGCATATTTTTGACGCAGAGATACCCGAACTTGGACCGGTTCCGTTTGAGGCCAAGCTCTTTGATCTGTTCACCGCGCACGAACTTCACATGGCCCTTGGTGGCGAGCACATGCAGGCGTTCCCGGATGCTGGTCTGGCCTCCAAGACTGCCCTTGTTCTCGAAGCTGGCCGCGAACTGGCTAAGCGTGAACATTTTTCCCTGTTCAGCCTGCTCACTGAGCATATGGACAATCACGCCACCCTTTCGATCCCGTTCAGCGTCGTGTTTTGCGCCAGACTCTTGGCGTACAAGCCGCTCGTTCATCGGGTTGATCTCGGTCCATTCGCCCTTGACCTTGTCGATCAGCTTGGCGGCGAGCGCAGGCCCATTTCGCAGCTCGATCTCCAACTTGCGCTGTGGGCTTTCTTCATCAGGCCGGTGCAGGATCAGGCCAGAGGTGTAGAAGCCGCGCAGCGCGCTGGCCCCGGAGAGTGCTAGAAAGGGATCATCCTTCACCTGCTGCTTGCTGAGCTTCTTGGTGTGGTGCGCGAGGATCACACCGCAGTCGGGGTTGATGTGGTCACGCAATACCTCGACGCGCTCCTTGAGGAAGAACATCATTGCCGTGTTGTCGTTTTCACCACCGCCGTCAGGGCCGCCGTCAAATATGTTGCGGATGGGGTCGATGCAGATGATGTCGACCGGCTCTGCCGGGAATGCACGCCGAATGGCCTGCGCGATACGGACGCTGCCCTCTACATCAAGCAAAAGGTTCAGCTTTGGTGTGGCCACCAGATTGTCCCGCGCGCCGGTCAGCACCTCTTTCGGGAGGGTGATCTGCTTCATGCGTTCGCGCAGATAGTGGTACTGGATCTCGGCCTGGAGGTAAAAGACGCGCAGCGGTCGCGGCGGTGTGAAATCGAGAAACGGCACGCCCGCCGCCATGTGCACCAGCCAGGAGATCAGCAGATCGCTCTTGCCCACCTTGGGTGCGCCACCCAGCACCAGCAGCCCGCCCGGTGTCAGAACACGCGGTGCGATGATATCCGCGGGCATCGGGCTGTCATCGTCCAGCAGCGCGCCAAGCGTGAAGGCGGGCATCTCATTGGGCACAGGTGCCGCGCTGTCGAGGCGGATCAGGGGTGCCCCGTGCTTTTCGACATGGAGGGCCCAGAGACGCTCGGACTCGCGCTTGAGCCGCTCCACCGTCCATTGCGGGCGCAGCATTGCGGCGTTGTAGCCGCAGATGCCCTCCCAGCCCTCGTCTTTCGACAAGCGCCCCTCATGGACCATGCGGATGAAATACCCAATCGCGGCCGAGGCCCCCTCAAAGCGAGACCAGTCGTCCTGCGCGCTCTCGCGCACCGGGGTGACCAGCACATCATCGACAGCAGGCTTGTCGGGCGCAGCAAAGTCCGGCTGCAGCGACACGCCCGGCGCGGGCGGCATATCGGTCACCGCCTCTGTGAACTCGCCCAGATCGCGTTCGAGATCCGCGTTCAGCGCGACAATGCGTACCTGCGTCTTGAGGTTGTTCTTGTAATAGACCGAACCTGCCACCCGGATCGGCTGATGCGCCGAGCGAAAATGCATATCCCCACCAACCTTTGCAGCAATATCGCCGCGGATACGGGTCACGCGCGCGATGTCGCTGCCCTCTGCGGGCTCGGTGAGTTTCCACCAGACATGCGCCTTGTGCTGGCCCTCCGGTGTGACACCGCCGCTTTCAACCACCATGGTGGGTGGGCCGAGATGACGTTCGAGATGGGCGCGCTTGGCGGCGATGTCGCCAGTGTCGATATCGACGACCACTGCCTGCATCTGCAGGATGTCAGCGGCCTTTGCCTGCCCGGGCGCGGCGACAGTACCGGGGATGACATAGACCGCAGCATTCTCTCGCGCGGCCCAATTGGCAAAGGTGCTCATCTTGGCGGTTACATTCTCACCGGCATCAATCCAGATGTTATGCGGGCGGCCATCAAAGCCTTGGCCCTTGTCGATGAAGCTGCGCACCGGGATCAGGCCATCGCAGTAGCCGAAGACCACCCCCATGAACTGGGCGATTTGCACGGGGTCCGGCTCGTCGCCGAAGACATCCACTTGCGAAACGGCATCGTTGAAATCCCGCCATGGATTGAAATGGATCAGGTTTTCTTTGGGCTGGTCGATGGGCGGCGGCGTGTCGGACGGCGCGTGGTGATCGTCGTGATCGTCGTGATCATTACTCATTTTGGATCCCTCAAATTGATCTGGTGAACGGGGCGGGTCTTTGGGTGTGTCGCTCATGCGGGCAGGCTCCAGCAGCGTTCGGCCCATGGGCAGAAACGGCACTCGAAGAAGTCGCGATTTTGTGCGATGCGCGGCAGCAACTCGCCCGCGTCGGTGGCCTGCAGGATCCGCACGCCGCGATCGGACATGCGCTGCGCCAGATCGGCATCGAAGGGCACCAACTCGTGGTGCATCTCTGCCGTATCCTTGTTGATGGCGGTGAACACGGCTGGCGCGGCGCTAATGCCGGGCACGGTCGCCTCCATGTACGCCTGATATACAGCGACCTGCGCGGCGTAGACCGGCTTGGACTTGGTGACCCCGTCCTTGACGCAAGCGCGCCAGTTCTTGGCGTTCATCGTTTTGCATTCCCAGAGCGCGGGAATGGCCAGTCCGAGACCCTCTGGCCCTGCGGCGATGATGCCGTCGACATGGCCGCGAATGCGCCCACCGGCGATAGAAAAGCCGAACTGGCCGCCGTCAGGGCGATTGCCCTTGCGGGTGTAGAGATCAAAGCCAGCCTGCCGCAGCCAAGCCACCGCTAAATCCTCGAGGACATGGCCGATGGCGAAGATGCGCAGTAACTGGCCAGAAAAATCCTGACCCTCGTCCTTGGGGGCATGGGTGAACTCGAACTGCAGCGCGCGTTCGCAGGCATGCCCAAGGCGCGAGCCGCCAAGATAATCGCGTGGGATGCGTGCAGCATTGTCAGCGGTCAGGGTTGCGTCGACTGCGGCGTTCACCTTGTCGGCAAAGCTGGGCCTGTGATTATAGTCCAACATTAGAATGGGATCTCCGTATCCTTGGCGATCAGAGCCATCTCGGTGCGGAATGCCGCGATGATCATCACGATCAGCTGGTGCATGTCGTTCCGGCTCAACTGGCCCAGTGGCCGGTCCCAGCCGATGCGCTCCATCTCTGGGGCGAGCGTGCGCATGACGGCGGGCAGCGCCTGTGTTTCCTCTTCGGTGAAATCGACCATGTTCAATCCTTTTCGGGCTTTAAGGGTGAAAGCCGCCTGGCAGCCCATTGAGCAAAACCAGCGGCGGGTTCGGTGCGGGCGCGGCTGGTGGGGATCGAACCAACCAAAGCCCCGTGTGGGAGACGTGCAGACCGCGCAAAGGCTTGGGCGCAGATGCCCGATGCGCGCAGGCAGCGGTCGATCCTCAGCCGCTGAGGGCGGGGATGGGATTTGCGCGACATGGCTCATGCCGCCTCCCGCGCAGTTGGGGCCGCCGCCATGATCAGCTGGCGGATCGCCCGCTTGTTGAAGGTGAAGGTCATTAGTGCCGAAGCGTGATAGCGGGTCAGGCCGTAATCCTGTCGATATGCGGGCGGTAGATATTGCAACTGCTTGTCCGTGGCGGCCTGTTTCAGCCAACCGCGCGTCTTGAAGGCGCTTTCATCGGTCTCGACCTCGTTCAGCCAATCATCAGCTTGCGCGAGGCAGACGGTCCGCTCACCAATGCCCAGCAGGCGGGGGTTTTGGCCCTTTGCACCACCGACCGCATGCCAGCGCCCTTCCAGAAAGAAGATGCCGCCCCAGGCGTTGAACCCGTTGGCCATGAGCGCATCATCGGCCCCGAAGAGGTCGATCCAAGCAAAGCTGGACCGCTTCAAAAGGTCGATCTCGGTCATGATGAAGCTGCTCAGCGTCCCATCATTGGCCTCTTGTGAACGCAGGTCTTCCTCGCGCTCAAACACCTCGCCACAAAGTGGGCATTCAAAGCAGGCCAGAGGAATGTCGGCGCTACAGGCCGGGCACACCTTGGTCGGCGCGCCTCCGATTTCGGTCTTGCCGTCGAGGTCGACATCCTGTTCCAGCGTGCCGTGGATCAGACTCGAGGTGCCAAAATCCAGCACGACACAGTCGGTCTTGATGACGCCGGGGTGTTCCTCAGGGTCGATGGTGCGCAGCCCACGCCCGACCATCTGGATCATGGTGGATTTGTAGGATGAGGGCCGCAGCAGCACGACGCAGGAGGTCGGCGGATGATCCCAACCTTCGGTCAGCACAGCCACGTTTATGATCACGCGGATCTCTCCGGCGGCATAAGCGGCCAGAATATCGCGGCGATCCTCACCGGGCAGATCGCCGTGGATCAGCCTGGCAGGCACATCTGCGGCGTTAAAGGCTTCCGTGACATGCGCGGCGTGAGCGACGGTGGAACAGAACACAACCGTCTGCCGGTCACCCGCTTTCTCCTTCCAGTGGCGGATAACCTCGTCGGTGACCGGCGCGCGGTCCATGATCGACGCGACCTCCGCCATGTCGAAATCCGCCAGCGACTTGCGCACAGCGCGCAGCTTGTCCTGCACACCGACATCGATCACGAAGGTGCGCGGTGGCACCAGATGACCCGAGGCGATCAACTCGCCCAGACGCACCTGATCGGCGACATTGTCGAACACCTCGCGCAGGCCCTTTTTGTCGCCGCGGTTCGGGGTGGCGGTGACGCCGAAGATCCGAGCGTCGGGGTTGGCATTGCGGACATGGTCGATGATGCGGCGGTAGCTTGCCGCCACCGCATGATGCGCCTCGTCGATCACCAGCAGATCAAGCTGTGGCATTGCCGCGAGATTGCCGATCCGGGCCAGCGTTGGCACCATGGCGAAGGTCACCTGACCGGCCCAGGACTTGGCGCTGGCATCGACCACCGACGTGGTCAGGCCCGGATTGACCCGGGCAAACTTGCCCCGGTTCTGGTCGGTCAGCTCATCGCGGTGGGCAAGCACGCAGGCCTTGGCATCGGTTTCAGCAATGCGCTGCCCAACAACCGCAGACAAAGCCAAAGTTTTACCAAACCCGGTGCTCGCCACACTCAGCGTATTGCCGTGGGCGTCAAGCGCAGCAAGGCTGCGCTTGACAAAGAGTTTCTGACGGGGACGCAGCCGCATTGCTCTGCCCCTCACTCGGCCCAGCTGGGACGCCCGGAAAAACCGGGGGTCGCAGGGGTTTGTGGCGTCTGCTGTTGCGGTTGCGGAGCGGGTGCTGCGTAGCCCTGAGCCGGGGCGGCATAACCCTGCTGCGGCGCGCCCGTTACCGGGGGCTGGCCGTATCCCTGCGTTGGGGCAGGTCCTCCTTGTCCCATCAGCTGCGCATAATCGCGGTGACTGGGCGTGACAGCTGAGCGGACCTCGTTCTTGTCCTCGCCATTGGTGTCGGAACCAATGTCCATCCGGGCGATGAATTCGATCCCGTCCAACTCGGCAAAGCCACTGATCCGGCGGCGGGCCTGCGCATCGGCTGAGTTATCCTTGTCATCGAGCCCTCGCGCAGAATTCAGAATGCCCTTGACCAAGCCTCGCCCTGCGTTGCCCCAATCCGGGCCCTTCGGGCTGTAAAGCCCGATCAGCGACCAGATCTTGCGTTTGGCGTATGGCCCTTCGACGACGGTGTATTCGGCGTCGAGATAGACCGCGCCGGTGGCGCCACGTTTGGCATAGCCACCGGTCCAGCCCTGCGACGGATCGTCAAAGCCGCCAGGACGGATGGTCAGGCGCACTTTGGCAAGCGTGCCCTTGGGGATCACGTTGCTGCTTGATTGTGCAGAGTTAAAATCGTTCCAGAGTCCGGTCATTGGATTCGTCCTTTCAATTGACGTGGGAGGGGTTTGAAGCAGCCTCGGCAAGCGGGCCCTGCACAGTGGCGGCATAGGTTAGGCGCGCGGCCGCAGGACGCACCGGGCCGTGGATCTTGGTCATCAGTTGGCCGAGATGGGGCACCTCGATAATGTCGAGCCGCCCGGAGCGGTCCTTGGCTGGAAAGCCGAAGGGGTTCAGCGTTTGGCAAACGAAAGCGCGCGCAGGCTGCCCATCAGCACCGGCAATCTCCGCCATGGTGATCACCTGATCGACGATCCCGGGCAGCTCCAACCCGGTCTTGGAGCCGTCAATCTGCGGCGAGAACACCTTGCGATTGAAGTCATCGAGCTTCTCGTCGAGAATGCCAACGAACCAAATGTTCTTGCCGCGGGTGTGCTGCAGATGCGTGAGCCAAGCGATCATTTCGCGGCCATGCAACCCGTAAGCCCCCCGGACATCCGGCTTACCGGTTTTTTCCGAGAACGCCTCAGGCTGGCCCTTGCACCATTGAAAGCACAGCCGCCCGGCAACGGTAA